TGGTTCTTCGTTTCTTATCTATGAAGTATGAATGGGTAGAAACCATTGCAGCTGTTCAACCTTATTTGCAAGAAGTTCCTCCTAAAGCAATGTATTTGGCTATGATTGATTTACTTCCAAAGGGTAGACACTTTATGAAGTATATGAAACCCAAAGGTGCTGATAAATATGAAGGTTGGTTGGTAGATTTGGTGGCTAATCACTATGAGGTATCTAAGTTAGAAGCTGAGGATTACCTAAAGATTCTATACGCAACTCGAACAGGTAAAGAAAGGATTATCGAGTTATGTGAGGATTATGGTACTGACCCAAAAGTTATTAAAAAACTTAAAATAAAAGTTTAATGTCAATCGTTATAGAATCTCATAAAGGAATAGAGGTTCTGAGAGATGACCTTTTATCGGGTGGAACTAAATCAGTACTTCTAAAAAACATATTAGATACCGCCTACGATGAGTTTGTTTACCCATCACCTGTTTATGGGGCAGCTCAAATAGCATTATCATCTTATTGTAAATCCATAGGTAAGCAGGCAACTATCTTTTGTGCAAAAAGAAATAAACTACATCCAAATACTCAGAGGTGTTTGGATTTGGGAGCAAAAGTAGTTGAAATACCTTATGGATATCTTCATGTAGTTCAGTATCATGCAAAAAACTATTGTGAAGAAAATGGTGCAATGTTACTACCATTTGGATTTGATACTGAAGAGTCAAAAAACTTAATAGCAAATAGAACGAAAGAAATCATATCTCAATTGGGTTATGAACCTGATGAGATATGGTGTGCTTTGGGAAGTGGTGTTTTGATGGAAGGAATAATCAGAGGCACAATCACATCTAAAATTAAAGCAGTTCAAGTTGGTAAAGAATACAATATAGGTATTAAACAATTTGAAGAAGGATTTGATAGATTAGAGATATTCAAACACAAACTACCATTTGAAAAGAGTACAAAATTCAAATCAGATTTTCCATCCACACCAAATTACGATTTGAAAGCATGGGAAATGTGTAACCAAAATAGAGGTGATGGTAGAATTCTATTTTGGAATGTTTTTTAAAAAAGATTTGGATATTCATTAATTTTTTCGTATATTTGTAATACAAATAAAAGATTATGGCTAAAGTAAGTTTCTCACAATATCAAATGTATTCAACTTGTCCCCGTCAGTATAAGTTAAGTTACATTGATAAGTTGAGTGAATCATCCGCCAACATTTATACAATCTTCGGAACTTCCATTCACGAAACAATTCAACATTTCCTTTCGGTGATGTATGGTGTTTCTAAGAAACAAGCTATGGAAATCGATACCGATAAATTGTTGTTGGATTGGATGAGAAAGGAATACATCAAAGAAACCGAAAAACTAACCGAAGGTACGATTTGTACTCAGTTGGAGTTAGAAGAGTTCTATGGTGATGGTAGAAGAATCTTAGAATGGTTCAAAAAGAAGATTGATAAGTTTTACACAAAGACTGGTTTTGAATTGGTAGGGATTGAAATTCCTCTAAACGCAAAAGTAAAAGAAGGTGTAAACTTTATCGGATTTGTGGATATTGTAATGAAAGATTTATCTGATAATTCAATCATCATTATTGACTTGAAAACCTCAACCAATGGGTGGAACAAATATCAGAAAGCCGATAAGTACAAAAACGCTCAGATTGTTCTCTATAAAAAATACTACTCTGAATTATTCAATGTTCCATTGGATAAAATTAAAGTTGAATATCAGATTATGAGGAGAAAACTCTATGAGGATGCTCCTTTCCCAATTCCTTATATGTCCAAACATATTCCTGCAAATGGTAAACCATCGGTAAACAAAGTTTACAATGAGTTTATGGGATTTGTGGATGAAGTGTTTGATGATGAGGGAAACTTTAGAGATTTACCTTTCCCAAAGGTGCCTGGTGATAAATCAAAGAATTGTAGATTTTGTGAATTTAAAGCTAGGGGAATTTGTGATGGAAAACCATCGTAAAAATAAATTTATATATACTTATATACAAAGATAATTTGTATATATTATGAATGTAGAAACAAAACTAACAACCGTTAAGATTTTAAAAGGAGTATATTCCAATTTTAAAAGGGTTTCTTTCGAATCCGATGTAACACTCCAAAAATTAGTAAATAGAACTGTTGAAAGATATGTAACCGATGAAGAATTCAGAAATGAAATGAATGAATATCTCAAGTTGCAAGTATCTGGTTCTCAATTTTAAAAAGTTATTATAATAAGTTATGAGTAAAAAGAAAAAGATTCTTCTACTTTCCGATGATTTAAGAATGGCAAGTGGTATTGCCACAATGAGTAAAGCACTTGTTATGGGTACTGTTGATAAGTATGATTGGTTCCAAGTAGGTGCAGCAATCAACCACCCAGACAAAGGTAAAGTTTTAGATGTATCTCAAGATATTGCTAATAGAACTGGTGTTGTTGATGCAAGTGTAAAAATTCTACCATGGACTGGTTATGGAGACCAAGGTTTGATTCGTCAATTATTAAATAGTGAACAACCAGATGCAATCCTTCACTTTACTGACCCACGATATTGGACATGGTTATATGAAATGGAACATGAAGTAAGACAAAATGTTCCAATTATGTTCTATGCTATTTGGGATGATTTACCAGACCCATTATATAATCGAAACTATTATGAAAGTTGTGATTGGATTGGATGTATTTCTCGTCAAACTTATGGTATTGTATCTCGATTAACAAACAGAACTGATAAACCAACTTGGAAACCCCATTCAAATTGGCAAGTATCCTATGTTCCACATGGTATTGACCAAAACGAATATAAACCAATTGAAGTTCCTCAACAATTTAAAGAGGATATTTTGGGGAATAGAGAATTTGATTTTATCTTCTTCTGGTCAAACCGAAACATTCGTAGAAAACAACCATCGGATGTGATTATGGCATTCAAAGAATTTTGTGAAAGAATTGGTGAAGAAAAAGCTAAGAAAGTAGCATTAGTAATGCACACACAACCTGTTGACCAAAATGGTACGGATTTACCTGTTGTAGTTAAAACTTTAGCTCCTGCGTGTAATGTTATATTTTCAGATAAACGAAGAAGTACCGAAGAATTGAATATGTTATACAATATGGCTGATTGTACAATCAACATTGCTGGTAACGAGGGATTTGGATTAACAACCGCAGAATCAGTAATGGCTGGTACACCAATCATTGTAAATGTAACGGGTGGATTACAAGACCAATGTGGATTCAGATTTAAAGATAGTGGTGAACTCATAACAGCCGAAGATTACATTGAAATTGGTTCACTTCACAAATGGAGAGATTGGGAAGATAAAGTAACTTGGGGAGAATGGGCTAGACCAGTTTGGAGTAGAGCACAAACTATGGCAGGGTCGGTTCCTACCCCATATATTTGGGATGATAAGATTGATGTTTATGATGTAGCAACAGCTATGGAAGAAATGTACAACAAACCAAAAGAAGAGTTGAAAGAAGCTGGTTTAAAAGGTAGAGAAATGTTCAAAGGAGAAATGGGATTGGTAAACACCAATATGTGTCAGACTCTAATCGATGGAATTGAAGGAACATTTAAAAATTGGAAACCAAGAAAAAGATATGAATTATTTAAAATAAATTAATATGGCAGGAAATCCAAATTTAGCTATAACTAGAACCGCTCAATATTTTAAAGCATTTAATGAAAAGAAATTAAAATCATTATCTACACTATATTCATCTGGTGTAATTCTCAAAGACTGGGTAGGTGAGTGGGTAGGTATAGATAATGTTTTGAATGAAAATAGAAAATTATTTCAAAATGAATTTATACTAACTGTTGAAAATACCAAAATAACTTTCGATGAGGATATGAATATGAATAGAACCATATCAGATATAATCATAGAAATTAATGGTGAAACTATTAAAGCAGTTGATGATATTTTATTCGATAACAACAACAAAATTTACTCAATTACTGCATATAAAAGATAATAAGTTATGAACAAACCTTTATTAGTATTTCAAGCTCCTGTTTTTACTCGAAGTGGTTATGGTGACCATGCGAGAGATATCCTTAGAAGCTTGTTTAAGATGGATAAATACGATGTTAAAGTAGTACCTATGAGATGGGGTAACACACCTCAGAATCAAGTAGACCAATCAACCGAATTTGGTAGAAAGGTATTAGAAAATGTGGTAACTCAAGTAGATAGAAAACCTGATATCTTTATGCAGATGTCAGTTGCTAATGAATTCGAACCAAAGGGTAACTATAATATTGGTATTACTGCTGGTGTAGAAACTACTGTAATTCCAAGAGAGTTTATCGATGGTGGAAATAAAATGGATTTAGTTTTAGTACCATCAAACTTTACTAAAGCTCTTTTTACTGGAACCGCATATCAAGAAAAAAATCAACAAACTGGGCAAGTTGTTGGAGAAATTAAATTTACAAAACCAATTGAAGTTTTATTTGAAGGTGTTGATATTGATAGATATGTAAACTACCCCAAATCGGAAAAAGATATTTTAGAAGGTATCCAAACCGATTTTAACTTCCTATTTGTTGGACATTGGTTAAAAGGTGAACTTGGGCAGGATAGAAAAGATATTGGAATGATGGTTAAGACTTTTGCTACGGTATTCAAATTCTTACCAAAAGAAAAAAGACCAGGTCTTATCCTTAAAACATCTCACGCTGGATTTTCGGTGATTGATAGAGAAAATATCAGAGAGAAAATTGAAAACATAGTTTCGGGTATTTCAGATGTACCACCAATCTATTTATTGCATGGTGATTTAGATGATACTGAAATGGCTCAGTTATATAATCACCCAAAAGTAAAAGCAATGGTATCATTTACCAAAGGTGAGGGTTATGGTAGACCTTTGGCTGAGTTCGCTACAACAGGTAAACCAATATTAGTTTCTGGTTGGAGTGGTCATACCGATTTCTTACCTCCTGAAAAAACTGTATTCCTAGAAGGTCAGCTTACAAATGTACATGAATCTGCGGCAGATAAGTTCCTATTGAAAGAATCAAAATGGTTTACTGTAAATTACTCAGATGCAGCAAATAAGATGTATAAAGTATTCAATGGTTATGATGATTTACTAAAACAAACATCTGGATTAAGAGAGCACATATTGGATAATTTCTCTTTAGATAAAATGCATGAGGTGTTTGAGAAAATGATGGATAAGTACACTTCTGGTGTACCTCAGATAAAACCATTTAATCTTCCTCAATTGAATAAACAAAAAATGCAATTACCAAAACTAAATAAAGTATAATGAATTATTCATCACAATATAGAGGTTATATTGATATGGGTGATAGAATTTCAAAAACCGATATCAGACCGTATGGAATTTACAAAATTTCTACATACAAATATGCGGATGGAGATAGACAAACTCTAAGAGGACTTGAAGAAACTCTTATCTTTGTTACAGGTATTTACCAACGAAAGGTATCTGCATTAAAACTTTCAAATATTAAACCACTTGTATTTTTAAATTGGTTAAAAAAAGTGGTTGGTGTAAATTCATATACCGAAGGAATGAAAAGAATTAATGAGCTAAAAACTCCATTTGATATTGGTGGTAATCGTATATATGATTCATACATCAAAAACAACAAAGATTTTGTAGCAAAGGGAGCAGCTTATAGAACTTACAATTTAGATGGTATTCAATACGCTACTGAAGTTTTCTTAAACGAAAAAACACTAAAGCAATATTATGGTTAATGTTACATATGCAATCACAGTTTGCAACGAATTAGAAGAAATTACAAAATTGATAAACTTTCTTCATCCAAGAATAGAATCGGATGATGAAATTCTTATTCAATATGATGAGGGTGGAGTAACTACTCAGGTTTTAGATTATTTGACAATCATAAACGAATTACATTCCAATATTAATGTAATAGGATTCCCACTTAATAAGGATTTTGCATCTTACAAAAACAATTTGAAAAATCATGCAAAAGGTATCTTCATCTTCCAAATTGATGCGGATGAAATTCCATCTGAATATTTGGTACAAAACCTACATGATTTCTTAGAAGCAAACAAAGATATTGATTTGTATTTTGTTCCAAGAGTAAACACTGTTGAAGGTTTGACAAACGAACACATTCAAAAGTGGAGATGGAAT